CCAGGATTTGTTAATTGAGATACCCAACTTCTGGTACCACCAGTGGTTGATGCAAGAACATATCCATTAGCCGCTGGAATTCCTAAATTAGGTTCTGAGTCTTGAGGGGCCAACCATTGATATCTATCTAATGGGACATCAGTAGGTAAGGTAGTTTGAACTCGTCCGGATAGTAACTTAGCCATTATGGTACAAATACTCCGATATTTTGACTTGCTGGTGAAAGATCAGCCGAAACTATTACGTCAAATGTATTTGGAGCACTAGCCATAACTTGTAATTGATCCCCATCATCAGCGATAGGTTCACGTTTTAGTAAACTTCTTCCTTGAAGGGGTATATACGCTGTATCTCCAGCTGGAACAACTGCTCGTCCAACATTAATTATATCACCATCTTGAGTTAAAATTTGACAATCAAGATATGCTTCTGTTACACTTTTATTTGTCACACTAAGTGGAGTTAAAAAGAATATCTGTCCTGGAAGAATAGCTCTAGCTGGATCATCCGGATCACGAGTTTCATATTGTTCAGAAGGATCAGGAACACTATAGTCTGGTGCATTGGCACCAAAACCAGTGTAGGGTCCAACTGGACCAACTGTGGTAAAAACTGAATCAGACACATCTATTGAGTAAAGATTTTCTGGATAACCAGTAGATGGTGTACGACAATAAATTCTATTCGGTTTGGCTGGCATGACTTAAATCCTTGTTAAAAATTACTAAATGCAATAGCTGATTTCGTGGCAATTCTGCCAACTGCTTGATCAAATGGTGGTCCACTTAGTTCTCCAGTATCAGCACTAATTTTCATACCACCAACAAATAGAGCAGAACCTTGATCATCTTGACCACTAGCAATAACTAATCCATCATCTACTTCTATAATACTACCCTCAATTGTTGTTCTATTAAACGCTGGAGGAATTTTAGTTAATGCAACACCAGATGAAACTGCAGTCCATGTATGTCCAATAGCAGTAATAGTTGATGGTTGAGTTCTTATAGTTGGAGTAAGTGTGGTTGTGTTTAAAGCTACAATTAAAGCGTTAATAATGCCTGCTGCTTCTGCATCAACATCTACAAGTGCTATCATTTGATCACGCATATTGTCCCACGAAAACAAAAAAGCATCTAATTTATCCGGATCAATAATTGATACACCAAGCGTATCATAAAAACCTTTTGCAAAATTTTCCATTGGGATTTGATCTGCAGACTGAAGAACCCAAATCATACATTGTAAAAAGTTTGCCGCATCTTCTCTTGTATATAATTCATCTGTAGGTGTCCATCCATAATTATATACTTGACCAGTAGCTGGATCAATTGTAGTACTTAAAGCAATCCACATATCATCAATAATTGTATCAGTTGCGGCAATAATTGCAGTTGCAGCAACTGGCTTAAGAACTAAAGTAACACCAATTACACTAGTTGGAAAAATAATATTTCTTTTACCCTCTGCCCACATGGTATAGTCACCAAACTGTGTACTACATGCAGATAGAATAATTTGACCACCCGATAGTGCTAAAAAGTGTTTGTGTGCCCATAAACTAATAGCGTTAACAGCGTTAACTAATCCACCATTCTTTGCACAATATCCAATACCATTAGCCACAACAGGTGTTGCACCCCAAGTCATTATGTTAGGGAATATACTATACGGAGAAATAATCGCGGCGTCTGCTAACGCAACACCAGATCCACGAGTAACAAATGGATTTCCAAGTAAAGGATCTAGTGGTGGTGGTACAGTACCCCAAGTAGGAATTGTTCTTACCGCAATTTTATGAGCATAAGGTACACGACGAATCACCGCTCCTGGGCGAAATGAAACCGCAAATCCTTCAGTTGGATCATCTAAACTATCTAATCTCCATCCTTCAAATACAATACCCTCAATGAAACATCCACTACCCATGCGAAATTGATTTGTTTCTTCATATCCAACAACAGGACGTAAAAAAACACTACGATGAACTGAACGAATAATCGTTTCATCTGGCATGTCTAAATGACCCTGTGAATAATATATACCAGCACCAACATCAATTAATGTTATTGCATATGGATCTTCTATCTTTCTAGCCTCTGCTATTGATAATGCTCTTTCAAATGTAGCTACAGAGTTATTCAATGTGGTACCATCATTGGCATCATCACCAGTAGGATATGTTTGTATAAAAATAGTATTGGCAACTGGTAGATCAACACCAATTTCATCAATTCTATCTGTAGTACCATCATTAACTTTAAAATAAACTTTTGCATCACGATAGTTTACCGCTAATTCACCATACACCAGATCACTGAGAGTTGGTACACTATCTAGTGTACCTTTGTTTTTAAGTATAATTGTATTTGCCATTATTACCAAGTACCTCCGTCTATAATAGCGCCGTCTATTTCAGTTGCCACAATTGTACCAACAACGGTTAAAGTATTAGTTCCGTTAGTCCAAGTGAAATTATTTGAACCAGCAAGAGCCCCATTCTCATTATATTGAACTTCAGTATCATCACCAGCAGCCTCAATTTCAATAGTACTATATTGAGTTAATACTTCTGTATTGTCTGGGTTGGGACCAATAACGTTTGGATCGTTACCAATGAATAACTGATATGTGTCGGTAGCCCAGCCGAATTCCCCAACTGAAAGTTGAGGAAGCTGATCTATATTACCACTTCTTACTTGTATTTTTGAAATCTGTATGATTGACATAGTATATTTACCATATTATATACTATTTATCATTGTCACACTATAACCATTTGGATTTTACATTTAGATTTTATCCAAATTTACTATAATATTCTTCTACTCGTTTCCACCACAATGATCTAAAATGTTCAAATTCATTACCTTCTAATATGAATTCTTGATAAATTGGTATACCAACCATCAATCCCTGTTCATCTTCATCAGGTTTTACACACATCATGATTACACCTTTTTTAATATTTGTATTGTGTATTTCATTATGTGCTTCAGCATAAGCACAAAGTTGTATAAAATAATCGTCAATCCATTCACGTTTCTTTGGTTTATTAGATTGTTTAAAGTCAATGATACTTTCATTAGTAAGATGACGACCAACACAATCAGTAGTACCTGCATATATTTTTGGGAAATATAATGAAACTTCTACACCCCAATATTCATCACAGTTAACTAAACCTTGTTTAATAACACTATCAGCCATGGCATGACTTGAACGATGAAATGGATTCTTTGGTTGATCACTTAATGCTCCATTTTTTACAAAGTTCTCTAAGTATGTATGCATCTTAGTACCACGATTAGCGGCATCAGTAGTAATTTTCTGAGCCTTTTCTGTACCAACTCTTTTTCTCCACTCATTAAGAGCTTGTTTTTTCTCTTTGGGTTCGGTGGCTGATAAGATTGTAGTTACTGATGGTACTCTAGATTTATCTGGAGTATTATATTGACGAGCGCCATTAACATTTTCTCTTGTCAATGATTCATATTGAAATTTTGGAATGTACATGAGCTATTATAGTTAATTGACTACTAATAGTCAATTATTTTGGATGTATTAATCACGAGCTTTGGCTGCACGTTGAGCCATTTTGTCTAATGTACCAGTAGTATCATCTGGTTCTTCAATTTCACTACTATAATCAGAATCACCTTTGAATACAACCTCATTACCTTTTACATCAGTAATAAGATTACTCAATGGTGGACTCTGTATCATTTCACGAAATTGTTCTTCACTGACAGATATACCGTTTTTAGATAAAATAGATAATAATGCAGTTAAAGAAAAAGGTTTTTTAGTAGCAGTATCTTTGAGTCTTCCATGCAACTGACTGATAATAGCAGTCAGTTTAACTTGCATGGAATTATCTTCTACATCTTCACGAATGAATTCAGATGATCTCACTTTAGCGAAGCTCTCTGCCTGCAGATCCAATTTCATCAGTTTCATCTGATGATAAGTCAGGCATTTCTTCTGGTTCTGGAACATCCATGGAAGTTTCATCACCCATACCTAAATCAGCATCCATTTCACCATCTTCAAGTCCAGCATCAAAAGCCTCTGGTGCCTCGGCTGATCCAGTACCAGTTATTTGACCAAGATTACTAGTTAAATCTGACTTGGCAGTTGACAATGATTGTAACAGTGTTGTCAAACATTGACTAGTAGATTGATTGTATGATTCACTTTCTGCTGTACCAATTTCGTTTGAAATTCCGTTAACAACAGCGGGTAATTCTTCAGCATTCATCTTTGAAACTTGTTCAATCATTTTTTGAATCTGATCAACTAAGTCTTGAGCTGCTAGAATAACTTGTGATTTTTCAACTTCTTCGTTTTCAACTACAATAGATGTTTGAACTCTAATGTCTTGATAATGATTGCTTAACATTTGTTCCATCATAACTAATTTTAGATAAGATGGTGATGTTTGTGCAACACTACCACTACGGCGTGCTTCTTTTAATAACCCAGTAACACGATTAAGCATTAAACGAGTTTTTTTCTGATTCATTTTATTTAAATCAAGATCAACTTCAAAATGCTCTTTAAGAGCTTTTTTAGTTAGAGCGGTTTTACTTCCCTGAAATTCCATTAAGTTCATTTTTAATTTCCTTGTTATGACAGACATTCGCCAATTTATAGTATTTATCTATTTCGGCCATAATTCTCTTATGTTTTATATTGTCTCTTTGTAATTTATTAGTATATATTACGCTTTGACTATAATCTTTACAATTTTTCAATTTTAAATGTATTTGTTTTTCTACATTTACACTTGTTAATTGACTATCCAATATTTTAATTCTATCTGATTCTAAAAACTTTCTATTATAATCTAATGTAATCCAGATCATTGCATGTTTCATTATATCAAATGTAAACTGTTCATTATCTCGTCTTCTTTGAACTACTATACCATTTGATTTTCTTGTTATACTGTATTTATTATATAATACATATTGATCATTGATTTTGATTATAATTTGACTTAATAATTGTTCATATGTTCGTTCAACAATTTTTTCTAATTTACGATATGTCTTTTTTGTAGATTTTTTCATTTTAAAATCTCAAAATAAATATTACGTTGTTCATCACTAATAGTCATTTGATTTGACAATTTAAATGTTTCTTCAAGTCTTAATATCATTGGTACTTGATTACAATCATCAGATAAACTACCAAGATCATTTATACCATTATTAAAAACATCAGCATGATCTACTGAAAATGTAAAAGACCAAACATTTATTTTATTAATAGTTTTGTTATATGATTTTTCATATAGATAACCAAAATTGAAATCTTTAAGATCATCAATATTTATTACTGTTAATTCACTTTCAGATATCTCTTCTGGTTGACTACGCATATTAATAATTTGTAATATTGTTTCAAAATTACTTTGTTGACTGCGTTTTTTCATCTCATCTGCTGGGACGATTTCTGTATTCTTTTTTCTAAAATTAACATTGGTTTGAGTGATATCATACAATGTATAGCATTTGATTCTCATCAAGTATTTAGAAGAAAAAAAATCTCTTAAAAATTTAAGAGATTTTAATATTACGTTGGAGCGTATGGATTACGTTTCCAATCACTATCAGTTGGTAGTTCTGGATATACTGGATAATCTATTTTCATGGTATAGCATTAATTGTTGCTAATATTGCTTCAAGATCAGACTTTAATAATTTAAGTTGATCTGGATCATTAAAATCTGTTCTATTAATTTTTCGAAGTAATTTTTTTCTATCTGTTTCTCTTTCAATAGAATCATCTGTTCCATCATGATCAATATCTGTAAATGATCCATATCCACCACTTTGTTTTTTACCTAATTTAGACCATGCCCATATGGTTTCCCATATTGAATCAACCAATTGACTATTAATAGTTTTATTTTTTGCATATTCAGCATCAATTTTGTTGGCAATCATTTTAACATTGTTAGAATATGATGGATTGTTTACAAATCCTCGTGTTTGACCACGAACAAAATCTTGAACAAATTTGGATACAGATTCTGCTTCTGTTAACATACGACTTTCAACTACTCTACTGAATAATTTATATTGTTTATCTCTTGTTGATTCTTTAACCTTTGTCTCGGCATTCTTTGCGATTAACGTCTTATCATATTCTTCTTCAAAATCAAATTGAGCTTTCTCTGCCGCAGCAATTGCCTTCTCTTTGTTGTTTGATTTTGACATTTCTGCATTGAAGGCGGCCCATCCGGCGTCAGTTGATTTCTTTTTTAGATCATCCGCGGCCTGCTGTTTCGCTTTATTTTTTAGATCATCTTCTATGGATTTAGAAGTAGGAGCTGGCTTAGGCGATGGACTAGGAGCTGGTGATGGACTAGGAGCTGGCTTAGGAGCTGGACTAGGGACTGGTGATGGACTTGGTGCTGACTTAGGCGATGGACTAGGCGATGGACTAGGGACTGGTGATGGACTTGGTGCTGGCTTAGGCGATGGACTAGGAGCTGGCTTAGGAGCTGGACTAGGGACTGGTGATGGACTAGGCGATGGACTAGGCGATGGACTAGGAGCTGGCTTAGGCGATGGACTAGGGACTGGTGATGGACTTGGTGCTGGCGATGGACTAGGAGCTGGTGATGGACTAGGAGCTGGCTTAGGCGAAATGGCCGCAAGTTGTTTGGCTTTTCTCTGTTGAGCCAATTGTTGAGCGGCAGGACTATTCATAATATCTTTACCAGATTGTCCTAGTTGAGTAGTAGCAGATGTAGTTGTTGACGTAGAGGGTACGACTACTCCAGATTTAATCGCAGATTGTAACGAAGAAGATAATTGATTTAAAAAATCTTTACGACCATATTCTTTTATTTTTTCATCTCGCACTTTATTATTTTCATCTTTGGATCTAAATTTACTAGCTATAGCTGAACCTAGACCCTCAGTAACATGTTTTGAGTTTGATAAATCACTGATTTTCATTATTGACCTTTTGATCTTTTAAGACTTTTAGAAAACTTCTCTGTATCACGATTTTTAATCGCAATCAATAGTTTCTTTTCTAAAATTGCAGCCTGTTCTTCACTATAATTACGATCAATTACTTCAAGTAAATGAATAGCAGAATTGATGATATTGTTAGCACGAGATTCAATGATATGTGTGGTATCACGATTCTCAGCCACATATTCTAATTCTTCAAGAAGACTACGAGTATTTTTTTTCATCATACTGTATTTATCTCAGAACTCTTATTGTTTAGTCTTTATCTGATTTAATAAAGCGTTTAATTTACTAGATTGTACGTTTGCCACAACTTTTTTTGCAGAATCTACATTTTCAGTCACTTCACCAGTTGAAGGATCAATGATTTGACTGGATGTCTTGATCTTATTCAATAAACTACTAGCACTAGATACCGGCGCTTGACCATCTCCATTACTACCATCATCAAAAATTTTCAATGTATTAACATCAAACTGCAAATCAATCTTTTGACCTACACCACTACTACTACGAGTCTTCATCAATTGTATCTGATATTGACCACGCTCACGCATACTACGACTAGTAAAGATACCAAATACATTATCAGCCGTATTGATTTTACTAATACCACCTGAAATATGACTATGATCAAATTCAACTTCTTCAACTGCACTACGATTTAACTGTGATGCCGTTACAAACAATACATTAAGTTCTTTGGCCAAATTACGTAATTCTTCTGATACATATTTGTCTTTAATAAATAAATCACTTGGACTAACTTTTGTACTAACTGGCATTAACAAGTCCAAATAGTCAACACATAAGAAATCAATCTTTACATCATATTCCATTTGTAAAGTTTTGATATAGGCTCTCATATCATTAACTGTACTTTGTGCTGGCATATATTTAATCCAGAATTTACCAGATTTCTTACTTGCCATTTTGACTTTCAATTCAACATCATCAACATGTTTAAATACATCACGAGTGGCAACATCAGTAATCATACTGTCAATACGCCATGCAGTTAATTCTTCACTTAATTCAAGTGTAATATATACACCATTAAATCCAGCTTGTGCCCAATTGGCACTTAAGTTTTGCATAAACAATGATTTACCACTTCCAGATCCACCAGCAAAGATTTGAAGTTCTCCACGATTAAATCCACCATAGAGTTTATTATCTAATACTGGCCAACCAGTACTGATCTGACCATTGTTGTTCTTAATTGACATTAATCTGGCTCTTGGATCAGCAAAGTAATCTGTACCCATGTTCTTTGTCAATGAGATTTGAACCGCATCTTTGATCATCTTTTCAACTGGATCAAAGTTACCTTTCTCCAATAGATCATAACTCTTGACAATAGCTCGTTCTAATTCTTGTCTACGAGTAAACTTTTCAAACTCATCTAAAAACCATTCAACATCACTATCTCTCATTCCTGGAATTACTTCTAACTGAACACCAGTAGTAGCATGAATCTGTGCACTATCAGGTATAGCATTATATTTCTCACTGAATTCCATGATAAACTTTGCCGCAGATTTTAATCCCTTGTCAAAGTTTTCACTATTCATAATGTTACTGACTCTAGTATATAACTGAGCATCAGTCATCATCATTCGTAAAAATAATTCTTGTATTTCTCTTGTATATTCAACTTGGGTCATTTAAATCGTTTTCTCATCATTTCAATTTTTATCTTGTTCGTTGTTTCATGTTGTAGTATACTTAGTAGAGTTGGTAGTCTTCCATAGAATTTAACTGCATCGTTTACATCTTTTATATCATCATTCCATGGTGGTATACTAACTGAATAATTTAACTCTAACGCTCTATCACAAATGTTCATACCAGTTTTGTCTCTATCTGGAACAACAATGATTTTTCTGTATAACTTACGTAAAATGGCAGCCTGTTCATCAAGTATAGTATTGCCCATAACGGCACAACCACCAATACTAATAGCATCAAACTGACCTTCAACTACAATACAAACTTCCCAATCTTTTTGTTGACCATCTATATTAAAAACAAAACCACGTTGTTGTTCGGATATATACTTAGGCTTACGATCATCTAGAAATCTACTAGTATTACCAACTAATTGTTCCTGATAATAATAGGGAATAATTATTCTATTTTTGTTTCTTCCTTCCGCCTCTGGTGTAATATAAAATCTATAATCATCTAATTCAATAGAACGAGATTTTAAATAATCAATATATACTTGATGAGTAGCATCAGTAGAATCAATTCTTTCACTATATTCTGGTAAGTCTACTGAATGAAAATTAGCCATGAAGAAGTTTGACTTTTTACTGAATCTGGCTAGAGTATTATCTTCACGAACTTTCAATGTTTCCATCATTAGACGATCAATAGTAGGTTGATCTGCGCCCATCCAATCTAATAATTGTTTGAATCTTTCTGATAATAAATGACCAGATGAATAACCAGTTTTAAATCCACAATTGAAACAACTGTAATTTACTTTTTCATCACTGATTATTAAACCAGCACGACCACGAGTATCTGCAGTTTCACCATTATGATGACAACATACACCATTACCAGACAACCAACCTCCTGCCGAACGTTTAATACGTCTTCCATTTTGCCATAAACTTATGATGGTTTCAATTACAGTATTGGTCATATTAATAAAAAATAAAAGTCATAGTATATTATACTATGACCTGTGAAAAAAATCAATTGTATTGGATACTTATCTAGCCAATATTTCTACTACATCACCTTGAAGAAAACTAGTATTTGGTATAACTGGATATGTTCCAGTATTGACAATCATCATTCTAACAAAAGGATGATATCCTTGAACATTAAATCCTTCAGTGATTGTTTCTGCTGTATAACTAACTGAAGCAGCAAGAGGATACCATAAACTAAAATCTCCAAGAGTACTACCTTGTAATTGAATATTACCAGTAAAGTTTTCAAAAGTTACTTGAAGTGATAATACAGGAGCTTCAGCCGTATTAATATAACTACTATAGTATGTCACTGGTTGACCTGAACTTAATGGTGGTACATGACTTGGAATAGTTACTACTTTACTTGGTACAAATGATGGTAATACACTATTAACAATTCTAATTATACCACGTGCACCACCTTGACTATCTACAAATACTGGATAGTCAAATGTATCAATTGGTATTTCTAAACTATAATAACAATATTGAGTATTAATGTTTTCAATATCATCTTTAGTTAATGATAAACTGGTTAATCCAGTAACTGGTAGCACTGGTGTTAATGTCTTTTGTATAAGAATAGCAGTGCCATCAGCGTTCAATATTCTGCAAGTTATAACTTTACCACTAATATTAACTGGTTTTTGATTTTGATTGATGAACGAAAATTCAAGCAGATTGTCCACGCCGCGACTGATTATTAGGTCTTTAGAATACACTTTTTCATAACTCCTTTGTGCGCCATCTGGTGAACGTTCCAATAAAACCACCAGCTGGCGTTGATTGTATAAATAAACTTGTGTCTGAGCTGTCACAATAATATGTCCTTTACTCTATAGATTATTTATCAATACATGGTCAATGAATTTTTTCAGAAATTAAGCGCGAATCACCCGTTCATTACGGTTTGTACCTATGCAAATCTAGAATACGTTGGGATTATACAAAATAAAGATGATGTTGTTACTACATTGTATGACTATGGTAGTATTGTTGAACATGATTTAAAGATATTATTCTTAGAATTAGGTGAAAATTGGTGGTGGGAAAGTAATAGATTGATACCAATTAATATATTTCTCAGAGATGATTGGTCAGTATTCAGACCCTATCTAAAAACATTCAATAATAAAGGGTTAAATGTATTACATGGCCCAACAACCAGTTTAAATGAACTGGCAAAAAAACGAATTAAACGTAGAAGTATTACTCTAGTTAAAAAGATGCTCTGATAATTGATGTACAGTTGGATCTTGTTCTAACAAATTCATATGAATTCCTACCAAATGAGCATAAGCACAGGAATGTGACTTCTTGAATGAATAACTTTCTTCATCTTTATCCCAAATTGTTTTACTAATCTCTTTCCATGTTTTACCAATTAAATGTTTTTTTCCTGGTCTAATCAATGAAATAAACATAGATAATCTTGGTATACTATTAATTGGTTCTGGAATTTTTAACATAGTTTCATAATGATAAGAATTACCAATCTGAATCAATTTGTCAAAGAATTCACGATCTTGTAATTTTAACCAATTTGGTTCTTTCATCAATTCAATTAAATGCGATTCATCTTTGATTAGTTTATATAACCAAACGTTTAATAAATCTAATTTAATATATCCACGATTTTCACATTCAGTATAATCAATTGAAGTCATATCATAAGAAGAATCATAGGGTATATCAGTTACATATATACCACTACCATGTTTACGAATGGGTGATACATTTCTCATAGCCGCACTAGTATATTCAATATGTTCTAATAATATATTACGATCACCAAAATCTAAATCAATATCGGCACTAAATTTCATAAACCCTCAATTTGAGCAATAACTGAATTAATCATTTTTGTTTCTTCATTATCACGTTTGAATTTAATATTCCAACGTTCTGGATCAATATATGGATAGATAAGATTTCGTTGATCATCATTTAATCTACTTAAAAATTCTACACCAGTTTTACTTTGATATACCATCCATGGACTAATTTTACCATTGACTATCTGATAACATAATTTATTTACATTAACATATTTAAATACATCACGTAATTGTAGATTTTCATTTTCGCTTAGTGTTAACATATTATCTACTGAACGTTTGACAGCTAACATACCATCTTCACTTCTAAGATGTAGAATCAAATATTTTGTATATACTTTATCACTATTCCAATTATCTAGTGGTGTATTATCTTTAAGTAGTTGGTTCACATATCCTAGTGGATCAACTACTGAAGCTTCTACACAATACAAACCAAACTTGACAAAACCAACATAATAAGCACTGCCAATAAAGTCAATATATTCCTTTTTCTTTTTAAATGGTTGAATTGTTTTATAGAATTTAAGCCAAGATTCATATGCAATTCTATTAGCGGGTTTATCTTTTTCTTGCCAACGTCTTTTCTGCTCACATAAATGTTTGAGCAAATTGCCAGGTTTTACAAAATTTCTTTTGCAATGTTCACAGCGATATTCTTCTGACTGTTCAGTTTCCACTTTCTCTTTCATAGTCTTTGATATCTTCTTCTGATATTAGTTCGCCCATTAAGTTCAAATCTGCTCGTTTCATATTAGGAAACATTTCTGCCAATTTGAATAAATGACGTTGTGTGTTAGTATATTGAACACTGACTTCTTCTAATACATCAGGCTTTAATCCAGAATATATTTTAGAAAAGTATTCTTTAACATCTTTTTTAACTGCTTTATCTTTTAACTCAATCACTTTTGGTTTCATATGTGGAATCCAAGCGTGTTTTTGATTACCAATTCCTGGACTAGCAGAACATAACATTAACCATTGTAATTCAGGATGATCTTTAACATGTTCGTTAAACAAATATTTATTAACATATTCGTTTGTACTACCCAAATAATATTCTGCCACTGGCCCATTTTTTGTTACAGAACTAACCCAATGAGTCATCATATATGGTACAAATTTCTTTTTCTGATCTTCAGTAAGATTTTTATACCAGTTATAATTCTTTGAATCAATAGCAGATAGTGCTTTAAATAAATCAAAGTCTTGATTGGTAAATTTCTCATCTACTGAAACTGCTGGTTTTTTAGTTGCCATTAAAATGCCTGTGAGTAGTCCACAATTTCACAATTACGACTGATTTCTTTTACAAAATATATACAACGTGGTTTTTGATCTTCTTCAATTGGTACACATAAGAATTGTCCATTCTTTAATCTAGGTGCATACCATGTTACATCATGATACACATCTAAGATTTCAATGTCAAGAAAACTGGGTCTAAATCCACTTAATGGATTAAATTCAAATGCTCTAAATCCACGATCATTGATACTGGTTAATGGTAGAGTTTCTAAATCACCCATCTCACTTTCACCAATAAGAATTTGCCAATCTAACGGCATCTTAATAGTACAATCTCCAATACGTAATACTAATGCCGGACTATTAAAACTTTCTAAAAATATTAGAGGAATATAATGATAATCTACATTTTGTGGATTACTATTATCTAATATGGCAAATCTAAGATCATCTATTTCTTCTGGTAGATTTTCCAGATTGTAAGAGCAATTGTCTAATGTTAAAATCTTAATTTTATTTCTCCAATAGTAAACATTTTACTATATAGGCGATGATTTGTCAAGTGATTATGGATATTTGTCATAATCATCTATATTTGAATTTCTCTATCGTGAAGGGATAGTTTGCTTCACGATAAAACTCTTTTCGTTTAGTTAAATGACGTTTAGCAAATCTACAACTACTGGTTAGATCCCAAATTTGAACGAAATCTTTATCTTCCGCTTTTCTAATACCACGTCCAATACTCTGAATAACTCTTGTGAAACTTTTTCCAGATTCAACCATAACCAAATTAAAAATTCTTGGTATGTTAAGTCCAACTGCAGCAATACCATATGTGGCAATAATTACTTTATCATCACTGGTTGCTACTTCATCATACTCAACTTTTCTAACTTTTGTTTTATCTTTACCACTCAGAAATACACTATTAGGTATTCTAGCAGCCAATTCATGTCCAGCAGCCACACGATCAACCAAGATCAATGTATTACCAGTTTCAATAATCTTTTCTATAATCAAACTAAGAGCATCAAGTCTATTTCTATCTTCAAGTAAATGTTTAAGTTCAGATTGATAATCACCAAATTCTAATTCATCTTGTAGTTGTACAATGTTAACATGACACTTGGATAATACATTCTTTTCTTGTAACTCTGAGGCTGATAATTTATTAATTACTGAACCAATACTAACCATTAAAGCAGCATAAGCATATTTGTCTTTGGGAATTGTACCGGTTAATCCCCAACGAATTGGTATCTGTGAGAATACACCAGTAAGTAATGTCTTAAGAGCATCTGCCTTAGCCATATGAACTTCATCTACCATAACCAATACTACATCTTCAATAAATTCTTGAATAGTTATATTTGCCGTACCGTCTTTGGTATTCTTCAATAGATTGTTTAAACTTTGCCATGTACATATTGTATGTTTACGACCAAACTCTTTACGATCACCATAATATACACCAACATCTAGACCTAAATTAATATAATCTGCCTCTGTTTGTGTAACTAAATCTTTGTTTGGTACAATTACAATTGATCTACCATATGGTTCTACTCTATAAGACAGAGCGGCAGTCATAAGAGTTTTACCAGCACCAGTGGCAATTTCTTGTAATGATTGTGGATTGGCCAAAAAGTTATTGACAATTGCAATTTGATAGTCACGTAGAATTACAGGTTGACCTTCACGTTCATGACCTTTGGGCCAGAATTTACCATCAAATGTATGTTCATCTACTAAATCAAATGAGAATGTGGTATTATAATCTCTAGTATCTATTAGTTCAACATCATAGTTTCGTTGATCTAGATATTCTAGTATATCGGGTAATAGATTAATGTATGTGGATCCACTCAATTGAAAATAGGATACTTTCCCATTCCAACGACCCAATCGGACACTTGGTTGATATCGTGCGCCAGGAATTTCATACTCAAACATTTTGACCAACGCTCTACGATCAACAACATCCAAGTCTTCAATTTTTACGTTTACTTCATCTTTAATTATTAATTTACACTGTCTCATAGTAAGTATTATACTTATCTTATTATACTATGTCAAGTGATTAGGCAAACAAAAGCCCCAATTAAGGGGCTTTTTTGACACTAGATAAAACTAGCTATTGGTAGTACATGTATTCATAGCGAGATTTTTCCAATCAGTTGAATCCACTTTCATCAGATCGGCAATTTTAAGTGCCATACGTAAAGATACTTCACGAAGAACACTACGATTTTCCCACATGAAATCCAAAACTTGATCACCCTCATTGGATTCAAAATCATATTCATTGAACAAACCACCATCAGCATCACGATGAACCTGACGAATACGTAACATACGATCACGTACAGTGTTAATGGTCAAATCCAGATAGTGACAACGTGATTGGAGTGCCTCAACGTGAGCGGCAATTTTACCACGAGCTGTACTGAAATTCAAGTTAGTGATGAAAATGACACTACCATTGAAATCAAAACTTGGTGGAATTCCTTCTTCACGAAGTTTACGTGAGTCAGTGTTCCAGAAAATCTTGCGACGTTTGCCACTATCCAATGCGGCTTTCAGAATGTTAAGCGCATCTTCATCATGGAAAATATCACAATCGTCAAACACTAAGACGTTTTTACGATCACTAAATTTGTACAGAGTGGCATATAAACCCAAGGCTGACATGGCGCCCTTGACAATTTCGTAACGAGGTTTTTTTCCAGCAATTAAGTCCCACGATTCGTATTTTGACAATTGTTGTTCAACGCCAAATGATTTACCAACTCCCGGTGGGCCCGATACGATCAAGGCACGAATATCACTACTAACACAGGCATTTGACATTTTTTCTAGAATAGAAAAGCGAGTGGCAATGCGATTCATGGCATCTTCATCAGATTCCGCTGGAACTTCTGGTTCTTGTACGGCGGGAATAAAACTTGACACTTGTGTTGATACAGATTTGCGCCCAGTTTCCAACACTTCAATGGCGCTTGGATTGGGTACATCAATATAACACAACTTTGATTTAGTTGGAAGTTGACCTGAATTTTTCACTTGAATACGCCCATCTTTATTTGACGTAAGCGGGCGTGCCAAAGTGAAAACAGTGTTTTCAAATTTGAAGTCTTTATAAGTACCGCTGGTAACACGAATTGAAGTAGCCATTTATTAATCCCTTAGAATCATTGAACAGATATCAGTATAACGCAAACTTGATTTATTGTCAAATTTATTGGAATTTAGTGTAGTTTAATTGCGACACAAATCCATCACGATGGGACTTGACTTTCCCAGTTAATTTAACTGTATTTCCAACAGCCAAAAGTGGCCCCCAATTACTTGTGGCGAAAAATACACTAAGATTCTCTTTAGTAATTCCAGAGATAAAATAACAGCCATAATTCTGAGAATATGAGGCTTTGACAATCTCTACACTAAGTGTAACTTTAGTACCAATATCGCCCACATATTCATTTAAACATTCACGTAAACGACTATCTACATCGCGACGTTTTTGTGACTTTGAAAAGGTCAATGGCATACATGCTATTGTTGCCATTTCACGTTCTGAAATTTCTTCTCCGCTGGCCAAATTCATTGACTTCATTTGAAAATCATTAAGAATTTTACCTTTGAGAATTTCAAAAGTAAGTGCCTTGAAATGAGTACGAATATCTTTACCAAGCTCACGATCAGAATCAGTGATTTTATGTGGTTCTGCCAAAAACCCAATCATCAATTGTTTATTTGGCAGTTTATGTTGTTGAACAGGAATATTATCGGCATCAGCAATTTCATACTGATTTAAATCAACTTTAACGTATTCACCCTGATTGACACGATCAGCGGCGGCTGATGCGGCAAACATCAAATCCGCGGGATACATAACTGATTTTTGTCGTGCCATATTACATACTCCAATATGATTCAGAACTGGGTGAACAAAAAGAAGGCGTATCATAGCGTTCTTGAAATTCTTCGCCACTCAGAATATTTTTACGAGTGACATAAGTTTCGTGTAATTCAACACGATAACCTTTACTAACGGGATAAGTACCGATTTGAATTGCATCTACATGAGCCTGAGCCGATTTCAGTGGTGCCTCAACAGACAGATCATACTTTTTAACCAGACTTTCGCCTGACTTGCGACGACCATCGCGTTTATAAACTTCTACAGTATACTGTTTTTCTTCTACTGGGAAATACGCTGGGTAGTTTCGTAACATATTTACTTCCTTTTCTCTAGTGTATGTGTATATTTTACACGAAAATGGATTTGTTGTCAATAAAAAGTGTTGTATTTTTACAACACTTTTACATTAATTAAGTAGTCCATTTATCACCAGTAATTACGTTAACCAACTCAACCCCAGAGCCAAAAGCGGCACGAGCTTCAAAACGCTCTTCATCACTGGGACCTTTGTAATTTTTACAATAAGATTCTAAAAATGTAGATTGTTCTTTTTCACGAACTAAATTACTTTTAGCAACTTCTTTTTTAAGAATATTGCCGTTTTTATAAAGTTGTTCTAACATATCATTAAATGGAACTCGTTTACTTGATTTCCAACGTACAACGCCATTTGTTACATAAATCTCTTTTGCATGTTTTTCAATGTTATTAAACATTTTCGCTCTCATTTATCAGTTTCAATACAAGTATTTTACAGTAAAATGGATTTGTTGTCAACAAATAGTGTTGTATTTAAGCAACACGTTCGTATGTGGCACGAAAGTAGCAATCATAAGAACCACTTGCATATTCATCACAAAACTTCTTAGCTTCTGCCTCATTGTCAAAGAACTTAGTGCCCATGGGACGTTGACCCCAGCCACTTTCATACTCTGTCATAGTGACTTTGTACAGATGAGAAACACGGACTTCTGCCATATCAATTATCTCCCAGTCGTTTCTGTCGTCTCACTCGACCCCATGCTAAACATGCAATGATAAACGCCGCACATGCTGCCAGTAACCCAATGAGCGATATCGCAGTTAATACTACGAGTCCAAAAGTAATTTCAACCATTTTCAACTCCTTATTAACTACTAGAATAACTGACCTTGTGCCAATTGTTCTTTATGTAACTCGTATGCCTTAAGTTCAAGAGTATCTACAGTACGAGTACGACCATCGTAAAAGTGGTTGTGACATTGACCTTTTGTGTCTACTTCAGTCCACGAGGGATCACTCACTACTTTGAACATCCAAGTGCCATCAGTAGCGGGACCGACTACCAAGTAAGTTAAACCCTTTTCTTTGCCACCAAAAGTTGTATACAATACACGATGACGAGTTTTTACAAGAGTTCTAAGTTCTGTGCTGATTCTCATGATCTTTTCTTTTTCTACTGTTTAACTACTATAACTACAGTATAGACGAAAAGAGATTTGTTGTCAAATTTGAAATATTGAGAATATCTCAGTGTTGCATAAAAACAACACTAAGATTTACTCAGTAAAAAGCGTATTATATGTGGAATTTACTACTTTTTTGACTTTGGGAATGATGATATCTGGCTGTGGGATATAATTCAATACAGCGATTTCTGTACCACGACTATTTTTCTTATAATTTTCTTGTTTATGACCACGAGTACTAGACCAACGAAATACATCTTGACTATGCCAATGATATTGATCTTTGGGATACCATTGTTCTAATTCTGGAAAATCATAATAACTTAAACACCATTTACCTTGAGCGTTTTTAAGTGTATCAGCCAATTCTAAATGTTTTGTATCTGGGAATTCTGCCGTATATAAATATTCTTTCTTAAAATATGGTGGATCAACATAAAAGAATGTAGTTGGACTATCATATTTTTTAATCAAGTCAATACAATCCATGTTTTCTACTTGTGTAACACCAGTTAATCTATCAGTATAAGTTTTATTTGTTAACTTATCTTTTATAGTATCATATTTGCTACCATACTTTCCATTACTGGCAGTATCACAAAAATAACTATTAGTATTCAGACCAAGTGTTGTACCACTAAAGATTTGAGTTTGAAGATAAAGATATTTTGCAGCCAATACAACATCACCAAGAATTACAGTTGATGAATTTCCAAATATATCTTGTTGAAATTGTTTATATAATGTTGGATCGCTTTTGGAATAACTTTCTAATTCTTGTAATAATTGTATATGTTTGGATCTAAAACATTCATGAATATTGGCAATAAAGATATTAAAATCGTTATATACTCTAGTTGAACATTGTAAGATTCTTTTACTACGAATACCAACCCATCCAGCCCCACCAAATACTTCTACGAATGTAGTCATTCCAGAAACTGGAAATAATGGATCTAACCATTTAACATGATTGGCTTTACCGCCGATATATGGGAACAAAGATATCTCCTAAGTATACTTAATTAAATAATAGTATACTATATATTGTACATTATGTCAATATTATTTGGATAGTTATTTGATGCCTTGTTCTCTTTTGGCGGCTCTAACAATATCACCCACGTCCCACATATGAGGGAATGTGCCACCTTCTTTGAATCCAACATTGATTTTTACTAATTGTTCGCCTTCTTCACTTTCAATAATTAGATTACACGATACAATATCTGGACTATCTGGAATATCATATCTAATATTGAATCCGGATTTCAACTGTTGATATAGTTGCCCAAACTCTTTACTGGTTCTACTACTAACCGGAATCATTCTTTGACGTTCAGTTCCGACCAATAGATATACATCATCCGCACCATCTAGTCCCAAACGTTGTAGAATTCTTTCGTTGATTGCGGCTTTATCACGACCATAAAAATCATTAAACATTCTGCCAAATAATAGATCGCGCATCTTTTGATATCCACGATTAGCGGTAACAAATTCATTTGCAGTTTTTCTATAATTTGGATCGTTCTTTTTCTTAAGATCGTTTTTTATAACAAGCCATTGATCGGTAATAGCCAGAACTTCTTCAACTTCTTGAGTATATTCTGGATGATCTTTTAAAAATGATTTAACAGCTTTCTTACCAGTTCCAGGATCATTTTTACCTGTTAGAACAGTAACTAGATAACTAGCAAAAGTACTATTATAAACATTAACACCGCCTGAATTTTTATATAATTTCAGACTGGCCTTGATCATGTCTTGAGTTTCTTCGGTACCTTTCTTTTTGATTTTGATCAAAATATCTTCTTTACCAGCACCCATAGATGAGATTCCAGTCAAGACAATATCAACATCAATCAATTTAAGATCATGAGAGGATATAATTTCGTCCCATAATTTTTTAGCCATGATTTCTGAACCATCTTCGGCTCGTTGAAGTTCAGATTGAATTGTTGCTAATGGTTTCTTGAATTTTTCTGCATTATCCAAGATAAGATTTTTATAGTTTTCAGCATGTCTTTTCAACCCACCTTCAATTGACGGATTGATATTTACACCATTGTGTTCAAAAGCATATGCAAGTTTCCATGCCACGCTGAATTCATTGAAGTAACCAATCATTGCGGTCAAGTCAAATTTATCTCTAGTGGCCTTAGGTTTTGGTGGTTTTGTTTTTGGATCAGGAGGAAGTGAATTTGATTGATTCACTGGTGTCGTTGATTCTGTTGATTCTCTAAGAGAGTTAAGTCCCATAGCAGTCGCTAAATTAATTTCCACTTGTTGACCAAATCCTATACGTTTAATAATTTTTCCAACCCAGTCAAATATTTTCTGAGCACTGGTTCTAGTCCAATTGATAATACCTTCGTGTAAGAGTTCGTTGATTTTCATAATATAGTATTTATTCAAATTCAAACAAATTCGTATCAGCTAGATTTATCTTTGATTTAGTTATTATATCAGATTTTAAATCTGGTGTATAGTTTAATATCAATACTTCTACTCGTTTTGTTCTGACACCTTTAGCCTTTTTACCATCTTTTCTCACAGCACCATCAACCTTGGTTAATCCATTGTTACTATATGTAACTTGTTCATGCCAGTAAAATTTGTCTCTTGGCATGATATCTTCAAGTTCTTTGAAATAGTAATAACTTAGAGCAAACTTACCCTTCATAGTACTCATTTGAGTCAATAATTCAATATGATCATCACGACCAAAACTGTTCTTAGTATAGTAATCTTCTAAATTAAAGTACGGTGGATCAACATAAAAGAAAGCATCTGAACTGTCATATTTTCTGATAACATCACGACAATCCATGTTTTCAGTTTGTAATACTGCCAATTTGTCCAGATACTTTTTCTGTTCAAACTTCTCAGCGTAGGTAAAAAACTTAGGCTTGTATTTGGGATTATGATAGATGTTACTACGTTCATGAATACCCATACCACCACTGAAAATTTGAGTTTGAAGCAACATATACTTGGCTGCTAGATCATAGTCAGGAATAGCAAATTGAGTGTTATATACAGAAAATACATCATCACGATATTGTGTGAACATTTTGGCATCACCCACATCTTTATAATAACTTTGCAATACTTTATGATAATGTTTTGGATCTGTTGCTGAGCACTGAAATACATTAACCAAATGTCTATTAAAGTCATTGTATACGTTTGTTTGTACAGAAGTTTTAGCACTTTGCCAATACATCCACATTGCCCCACCAAATACTTCTACATAAGTAGAAAAATCAGTTGGGAACAATGGGTCAATCCATTTACTATGTTGTTTCTTGCCACCGATATACGGGAACATCATTGATCCTTAAATTGAGAAATCTTCCATACCAGCAGTTTTTAATCTAACCAGATGGCCCATCATAAAGTTTTTACTTTCTAATGCTTTCATAATACCAAGCCATTTGTTACGTAGTAAAGCAACTTCATTACATAATGTTTCCATGTCAATAATGTCTGATTCTCCATCTACATAACGCTCAGCATCACGACTAGTTAATGCTCTATTGTAAGCCTCTAGAAATTTTTTAAATGTCTGACTACGTAATTTTCTAAGTTGAATGTTTAAATAATTAAGAACTGCTTCAATTTCTTGAAGTTGATTGAATCGTTGTTCTGTAATTCCTGGTAAATATGCTATACTCTTTTCTATACTACCCTTGATATGAGTATCAAATTTTGCCTGATTTAATTCAGTTTCATAATGAGAAATAAAATCAGGCAAGTTTGCTAAGTTTTGAGTAATCTTAGTATACCAATTCATACTCACCAGTCTTCATCATCTTCATCAGATTCATCGTCATAAAAATCAGATTGATCTTCATTCAATTCATCTTCTTCACTATCAGACCAATCTTCAGAATCCATATAATATTTTAATGCATCAATAATATCACCCTCACCACGAAATGCTTTACGAATTTCATCTGGGCCAATATCATGATCAATCAACAGAGAAATGACATTATCCGCAACAACTGAACGATCACTACTAATGATGCTTTCTTTAACTGCCGACCACATTTCGGCTACTAATGTTAAACTCATTATTCAATTTCCTCCTCAATAATTGTATTTATAACCTGATCTTGTTTACCAAATTCATCCATTACTAAATCCATAATACCATTTTCATTCTTAGACCATTCTTTACGAAAGTATTTGTGAACTTCACCATTAAGATCAGTATAAGTATAACGATTACCTTCTTTCTTAATCATACTACGTTTTTCAATAAGATCAAAGAAACCACTATATGGATTCATACCAGTTTCATAAGGAATCTGAATTTGAATATCTTCAAATGGTTTGGCATAACGAGTTTTCATAATTTTACATCCGGCACGAATACCAAGAACATCAGTAACTTTATTACCAGCCTCATCTTCTTTTAGTTTGAGTTTTTTCATTGCCACTACAATTGAACTGGCATATACGAAACCACTACCACCACTGATCTTTGGATCGGGACTATATGGATCTTGTGATTCATAACTATGATTAGTACAAATCATACCTACATTCAAACTACCAAACATGTTAACACAATTGGTTACCAATGATTTAAGAGCTTTAGGTTTGTGACCCATATCACCCTTCATTTCACCACCTTGAAATTGATTAACTTGAACTGGTGTCATTAACATACCCAATGAATCAACTACAAATAATACTTTTGGTCTATCTTCTGGTTCCAATGCTTTATAATCTTTCATGAATACAGCTATTGTTTTAGCCACATCATCAACCATAGCCATGTTTAATTTCAATAGTTTTTCTTCACTAGTATCAACACCTAATGCCAATAACCAACTTTCGTCAAGTGCATTTTCACTATCAATTAATACAACATAGATTCCTTGAGCTTGAGCATTTTTAATAACATTTCCACTACAGATATATGATTTACCGGCACCACTTTCACCAGCAAATACAGTAACTTTACCAAGAGGAATACCCTTGTTAAAGTCACCACTAATCAAATAGTTTAATGCATAATTGCCAGTACTGATCCAATCTGTTGGATCATGAAATCCAATACTCATACCTTCAATTGACTTTGTAATATCTTTTCTAAACTTTGATAGATCAAAGGGTTTTTTCATTATGTTCCTTTATGTAATTGCTTACCATTAGTATACGGTGAAAAGCTTTCTGTGTCAAGTAGTTCCGGACAAGAATTAGCCATTCGTTCAAGATCATAATCGGTTGGATAATGTCTTAGTACACCACGTGCTCGTTCTCTAACGATACCAGGAACTCTAGGAGTTTTTCCAGGATCGCATAATTCTTCTAATAATTTTTTACTGTACTTTAAAGCGCGAAATCGCTCATCAGGTAAAGTCATGATTGTTCTCCAGATAAGTAGTACCCAGATTTCTCTGGGTACGTGACCTAATTAATTAGGCAGGCTTGTTCTGACGACTACGAATCAATGCTAAAATATCATTGGCATTAGATTTGGCCGGAGTTGTGACAGGAACTTTAATCTCTTCAGTTGTTGAGGCTGGTTCATCGTCCCATGGAGGAGTTGAATTAGTGGTAGCTACTGGCGTTGCATTAGCAAATGGTTCATCACTAACTGAGTCAGTTGATTCAGTTGATTGATTCGCTGGAGCAGCAACTTCCAAACCCCATGGCTTGTAATATGCAGCCCACTTATCAGCATCATATGGACGACCATCTACTGAGGCTTCAAACATATCCTTGATGATACGAAGTTCGCTTTCGCTTGGTTTCTTTGGCAAGAATTCTTTAAGATTAAACAAACCAAATGTATCAATAGCTGCCATTTCTACTTCAGTCAACGGTGTTTCTTTACGAGCAAATGTTGAAGTTGAATAATCAGCATATTCACCTTTAGCACCCTTGATGATATTGAAATTCAAACCACGCTGATAATCAGTTGGCAATTCTTCAATCTCTGGGTTCATCATTGCCGCTTTAATAACAGAAAACAATTGTGGTGTAACAACAAAACGACGAATTGGATTCTCAGGTGGAGTATCTTCTGTTTTTGGATTACCTGTGTTCAATAATGGGTTTGTCTTAACAAAACCTTGAAACAGATATGTACGCTTTTTCCAATATTTATTGGCAATATCTTTAAGTGAATCGTCTTTGTACCATGTACGAACTTCTGCCAAGATTGGACAGTTTTCGCCATACATTTCCATACAAGGAACTTTAACTGTATATTGTTTATCATCTGAAGTTCCTTTGACACCTTGAAATGTCAAATTGATAACTGCCTTTTCAATCCAAAAGAATGAATTGGTTGTATCAGCATCCGGAAGAAGACGAACTTGAGAAGTTTCACCTGTTTTAATGTTCCAGAAGGGATATAAGGCTTGATCGCCTGATGATTTGGTTGTAGTGGTTTGACTACGATTATCTTGTGCCTGCAATTTGGCACGAATGTCTGCTAAACTCATTGTATTTTCCTTTATGTTTAAGTGTAGTATTAACTAAGTTTTAAGTGTTGTAATCAGAGGATTCTGATGGCGACTTATATATATTATAAACAACTAATATCTATTTGTCAAGAGTATTTATCATTTATAGGACAAATGTATTATTTTAAATATCCATCAGTAAAATTTGATGAATTAAAATGAATTCTATTTGTATGTTGTGATGAATGATTTTCATCTTTTGCAAATATACCTACAAAATCATTCCAAATATCGGTAATTTTAATACCTATAAATGATTCTAATAATACACAATTGTACCCTGATCTTTTACCCCAGTTTTGAAGAGCTAATCCACTATCTGGGAAAAATCTCCAACAATCAACAGGAAACCTATGAACCTGTCCATTTGATGGTACATTTATATATAATAATCCAGTTGGTTTAAGTATTCTTAATGATTCATTGAATATCAACCAAAAAAATTCTGAATGTTCAAAACATGAACTACTTACAATAACATCAACAGATTCATTTTCAAAAGGTAAAGAATATGGATCAGTGATTACAATATCAACTCCATTTCCCTTAACAAAATCTACTCCTATATATTTGTTATTTGGTGGTGCCACTGATCTTAAACTACCATTTACATCTTGAGATCCTATATCAACTATAGTTAAATCTTTAGTATTTTTAAGATAAGTATCAAAAAATTTACCACCGTATTCCATTGCAGTATCATGCATATTTAAATTATCCTTTAACAATTATTGACTTATCCGTAAACGGATCTGGCCAATCTACTCGTGCGGATGAAAGACCGTTATATCTAAAATCACTAACGCTTTCAGTTGGTATCTTATTCCATATAAGATCAGGTCTTTCTTTAATATCAGGGTCAACATGATAGGCAACAAGACCAGTAAAAAATCGTACAGAATAAATTAAAGAAAATAAATCTACAATTTTTTGATTTTGTACAATCGGAAATTCACCAGGAAAAAAGTGATCGTTTTTTATAAGTAAAGAATCAGTAGAATCCTTAACATATTCCAAAAAACTATGTTCTCTATGTGCTGAAAATTCTTTTAGAAAACTTGTTACTGTATCTTCAACAGCAATTATACATTTATTTTTTGCAGCCTTAAGAGCCTCTGATACAGTTACAATTTGTTGAAAAGATTGATGACCACCATCGTCAAGTAATACATCAAAATTACCTATACTATTGAATGTGGTTTTCCAAAATTCAGGATCACCTTGATCACCAATATATATCTCAAAACCATATTGTTCCCATTTTTTTGCAGCAGGATTTAAATCAATACCAATAATTCTGGCATTATCACCTAACCACTTTCTCCACATGAATAATGATCCACCATTGAAAACCCCAGTTTCAATAAAAGTACAATTAGTACCTCGTAAATGCTTAAATAATTCAGCATAAATTTTAAAGTAATTTGTTACTTTAAATGATGATTCCTGAGATTGAAGAAAACATTGTAATAATTCTTGTTCATCATCATGATGATCCATGTAAAAATCCCTATTAACAGTGTTATTTTACACGATTAATAGGGAGTAATCAATACTTATTGGATACATTAATAATTTATTTTCTATGATCCAAAAATCTTTGCATTGTAGCCATTTCTTTATGATATCTTCTAATATCATCTTCAGTTGGTTGTTGTTGAAGACTAGTTGGAGTTCCTGGAATAGCACTTGGTGATCCCATACCGGCACCACCAAACTCTGGATTATCAGCTTCATCCAATCCTTTATCTACTGGGAATCCCATACGTTCGGCAGCCAATTGCATATAATGTTCTACTTCACCATCATCTAAAGCATTTGGCATTGCTGATCTCCAAAGTTTAAACTTTTGTTCATAAGTAGCATCTGGATTTTTTAAGATTTCTCTCATTGGAGTGGCACGTGGCCCTTCCTCATTTGAATATTGATCGCCAGTTTCTTGACGACTAATGATATTCAATTTATCAAAGTTGAATATAATATTCCCTTCTCTTTTAGTTGGTTGACCATTATACTTGAGTAAATATTGAAATTCATTCTTCTGATCTGCACCTACTACTACAACAGCATTCTTATAACCATCTTTATTAAGTTCATGTAATACATCTATCAAGTTTTTAGAACTTTGAAATGATGATGAATGTTGAGGAAATACTGTACGATAGATATCTAATTTTTCATCTGGCATTAATGGATCATCTTTACCAGTAGTTTCACTAACAATAAAATATGGATCGGCATTTATTTTTTTAGCCATAGTGAATACGGCATTTGCCAAATACATATGACCTTTATGACCCATACCACGACCCCAACCAACTACACATGTGTCACTATCACCGATTTTCTGAATGTTTTCTTTTAGAGCCGCTTTGGCACTTTTAGCAAGTTTAGGGTCAGTTTTTACTTCACTTTTTTTTGCCAAACCAACTCTACCCTGTGCTCTGTTAGCAGCAGTGAATCCACCACGCTTAACAAATTTTAAGGGTTGACTACCACCAGTTGGATCACTTACAAGTCCTTCTCCACTTTTTGCTCCACCAGGCAATTCTGCTCTAATATGAACATCTTTAAGTGTTGGTTCTTCTACTTGATCAACGATAGCATCTTTTACATTCATAATGCCACGAACTAATTTGAATGTAGCACTAAGACCAGCGCCACCATTTTTAATCATATCAATGGCTATCTGTCTACGACCCTTTGTAAATATAGGATCTGTTTCTGCCCATTGAGCCATGTTACCGCCAAGATTTTCTAATCCACCTGGATGATCTACTTGACTGTTAACATATTTATATATTGATGCTCTCCATTGTTTTGTGGCTGTCGCTGGATCTGCAAAAGTTGCAATCCATTCTGGAGTTGGTGTAACAAAACCTTCAATAGCACTAGCATTACTAGTTAGAAAACTGTATAATTTATTGATTGCACTAGTTGGAATTTGTGCTTGAACCATTGAATACTTTGGTGGTAATATAATAACATCTTTACTACCAACACCTTGAATAAGTTGTGTTAAATTTTCAGTTCTTCTTTGTCCACCTAAACCAGGCAATTGATCAAAATAAGCTGTAATAGCTGATGCTGAAGTACTTTGAGCGATACGTTGTCCTAATGGACTATTTTGATCTACATGATAGATAACAGTATTTGGTTTAAAGTAATATTCACCCTTGTCATTAAGTTCAGGTCTTGTTTTATATAATAAACCACCCTCTAAGAATCCACGAAAATCTTTTGGTGTGGCTGCATCATATATACCATGTAACTCAGCCATACTATTTACAAATATCATTCTATCTTGACTAACTTCACCTTTACTACGTCCAATATAACTACGTTTTACATCTTCTGGACTAGCATTGAATTCTTTATGAAACTTATCACCTAAATGAAAACGACCTTGTTCATCACGACCAAAAATGATAGCTGGACTTCCGTCCCATTTGATCTCTAGATGACTACTATCTTTAGCAATACTCGCCAGCCTGTCTATGGCTCTCTTGGCGCCTGTCGGACCATAAATGTATACTAAATCTTCAATGTGTTGAAATTCACGACCAACATCCTCTACTTTATCTTCCATCAAAGTAGGATCAATTAATTCAGATACTTCTTGTCCGATAATTCTTGTTAATTGTTGTTCAAATAGTTTCAAATAATTCATTTTAAATTCCACTTAGACGCTTAATATGATCCAACAAACTCATTGCCTCTTTAACAGGCGGTGGTGGCGGAATATTATTTTGTACTGGTGCAGCAGGTTCTTTCGGTTGTTCAGCCGGAGGTTCTGCAGGTTCTTCTGGTTCCGGAATCACTGGTTCTTCATCAGTTGATTGTACTTTATCTAATATCTCATCGTATTCACGACCTAATTGTTCTGACATCCAAGCTATGATAATTGGACGAGCATCTCTATTAGAATCAAGTGAAGCCGCTTTCATTAATCTAGCATTCAAACCATCTTTTTCTAAGATACCTGATAATTCACCAATTGCGTTTGACGCATCTGGACCAAGTGGAATAATATCACTATCATTACCAAGTAAATCAATCAATTCTTCTTTTTGTAATGGTTGATTTGGAATTAATGCCTCTCCAATTAGATTATCTGCCCATGCTTCAAACATAGAAGCTTCATTTGTTTCTGTTATAGTTAAGTTTAAACGACTTAAAATAGGCAATGCCGATTCAATACGAGTATCTAATGTATTAGTTCTAAACAATTCAGTTAAATTACTAGTATCACCATCTTCCATAATAGTTGGCTGCCAACTTTCAAAATAGTTATTATATCCACGAGTACTTTGTAAACGTTTTAATGATTCTCTTAAACTTTGATAGTGATTAGCGGCTTCTGTAACAATACGTTGTACACTTTCATTAAATTGTCCAGATTTTGTGGCTCTTACAAATCCACCTAGTTTCTTAACATCTTGAACCATTTCACTGATATGACTCCAACGTTGATCGTTATATTGTCCACCTTCTGCCAAATGTCTAGCAAATACACGACCAATTGATGGTTTAGTTGAAGGTACCAATACACGTTCACCCATTTCATTTTCTAAAAAGATACGCTCAACATAACGATATCTGGCATCTGTTTCACCTAATGTCTTATTATGTTTAATAATCATTTTAATAGTTGGTGGGCCATTATCACTATAACTTGTATGTTTGTTACCGTAATATCCTTCAGCAATATTTTTTCTGTGTTGTCTTACTTTCATATCATCATCCAATTTACTCATATCTTTAAGTTTTTTCTTCAATCCATGAGTAATAGCAAAATGACCCATTTGATCAATAAACTTAACCCAACCAGTATTTTCATCTGATGAACGTGTCACAGATGTGTTGAAATAAATTATTAAAAATCTTGAATCATCAACAGTAATAGTAACAGTACCATAACTCTTTTCGCCACTTTCAAACTTAAATTGAAATGCTTCTGCTTCTTCTGGAATAGGAACTTGTTGACCGGCACTATCATACATAGTGACAGAGTATCCACGACCACGTAATAGATCGTATAATTCAATATTGACTGATTCAGTACTTTTTGGCATAGTGATTTCTCTAATATCTATTATTTATCATAAATCTGTTAGCCTATTATGGCAAAAAATGGCATAGGTTCTATAACATCATTATGATCTCTGATGTGTTTGTTAATATCTAAATGATATTGTTGTAAATGTTGAAACATTCTAACAACTAATATAGTAGACATAACCAAATCATCTGTTTCTCCCTGTTTGGCAGCATAACTACCACCACTAGCAACAAATGTTTTTAATTCACTGATTAACCCACTACTAAAAACTTTCATTTTATTAGTTTCTATTAAGTTTTTTAATTTAGAACAAGCTTCTAATTTAGATTTTTGAGCAGTTGTAAATCCACGACGATATCTTCTAGAAGAACCTATCTTCTTTGGTTCACTAATCATTGAACCTTTAATGTTATCTTCACCAAATTCACTTAATGAAATTAAAGCTGCTTCACCTATTGTATTATTTTCTAATGAATAATACAATCTATCTACACGACCAGTTTCTTCTGCAATTTGATTATTAATATCGGCTAATATCTTAATTTGTTCTGGAATAGTAGTTCTATTATGTGTCCATTCTGCTACTTGATCACCTGTATCAGCTTCAAATACTTGAATTGCCGCTGGATCACCACCAGTACCTAAACTTGGATCTAATGCTACTACGTATATATGTTCTTTCAGTGGTTTTTTAAACCAACGAATTTGTCCAGTTTTATATTTTGGTTCTCTTGAGTCTAATTCCATTAATTTCATACTATCTATTAATGTTTCTTCGTCAATGATAAACTCTAGACCATGTTCTCGTCTAAATCGTTCTTCACCAATCTTACCAATTTCTTCTTCTTTCCATTTTTCATCACGATCTGGGTGTTCCCACCATTCTGCTCTAAATGGACTAAATCCATTGACACCAACTTGGGTGACATTACCAAAAGCATCTATCTTTTTATTAGCCTGTTTCCAAATATTGGCGAATTGATCTTCATCACTGTTTGGTGTACTTGTTATTATACATTTACCACCAGTGCTTAGTGTGGGTGATATTGAAGTCCAGAATTCTTTAGCTATTGATGGTCTTACAAATGCAAACTCGTCAAGATACAATAGTGATAGTGACATACCACGACCAGTTTTTTCAGTAGTGGCTCTGGCTACAATACGACTTTTATTTTCAAAGTCAATATTACCCTTGTTATATGATTCAACTCCAGCTTTCAACCAAAATGGGCACATTTCATATGCATATCTAATACGATCCATGATTTCTTGTGCACCACTGTATTGATGAGCAGCAATTAGAATAGTTTTATCTGGATGAAACATGGCATACCATAATAAATATCCCGCCGCTGATGTTGTTTTTCCAGTTTGTCGCGGCATCATTGATACTGAGAATCTATTATTATGATAATTGTCAATCAACTTAAGTTGAAAGTCATATGGGTCATATAATAATTGACCTCTAGTAGGATGTTGAATATAAAAGTACGTTCTCATGAAATGTTCATATCCAGTTATAGGATTACAACATTTTACAATTTCTTTTACTTGATCTGGAGTTAATGTAACATTGGCGCCTTTTGATCTAACAAATTTATTATCTTCTGCCATGTTATTCTCCGAACGGATCTTCACCCGTTAATTCTGGTCTTGCATACATTACACGAAACCAACGCGGTGATCCATGTTTAATATTATTTTCTTTTATGAATTGAATTCTTTTACTTTTATCAATAAATTTATCTTCTATTGATTGTTCAGTAAGAGAATCACTTACACCCAATTGTTTTAAGTTTGATTTGAGTGCCGCTAATTCATCATCATATGACGAATTAGAAGTATGTTCTGTTAATTCAGATATACGTTCTTGAATACGCTGTGCGTTTTCTTCTTTTAGTTTTAGAATATCTTCTAATGTTCTGTAAAATTGTGTAGCCATAGTAGAGTATTTAGTTACATAAAGCAAAAACTCTAGATATTATTCTAGAGTTTGTTGTTTAGTATTCTTCTTCAACTACCCATGGATCAAGGATAACTATTGTCCCATTGTTTCGCATCATGAAGTTTTTAGGATTTAGATCAAATGTCCATCCTTTTCTCTCAGATATGCGAGCAAGTTCACCCATAGTTTTGTAAAATAGTTTTAACCCATTTTTTCCATCGGTTTTTTCAAAATGATCGTATAATTCTTTGTTTTTGTCGTATTTTTGAATCATTTGATCAAAACTATCGCCCATTTCCGCATCAGTTGACATATTGTATAAGTTCCATCCCCAAGTTGGTCGTAACTCAGTTAAATACTCTTGACGTATTTGTAAGTAAACGTGATCATTCCAATAGAAGCTTTCAAAGCCGCTGAACTTAGGTAGAAATGGATTACTCTTATGATCGTTACAATACTTAGCCCAAGTAAAGAACATTTTATGATCGTTAGAGAACTTTGGGTTTGTTCTTTTTCCCGATGGAGCATGTGCAACATCATATTTAGTTCCAAATATTTTAAGAACTTGACCAGTTCCTGGTTCAAGAAATGATGTTTGATCAACACCTTTCCCTAAAAGCTTATATCCTTTATCAGTGAGATATTTAATGATTTCTGGATCAGTGTCAGTATATTCGTCTATAATTTGATTGATTTTCATGATATAGTATTTAGTATTTTACTCAACAAACTTTATCATGATAAAATTTTATGTTTATTTTACGTCTAAAGATCGTTTTTTAGTAGCTACAATACAATAAAACTGTTCTTTTACTTTCTCAACATCTTCACCAATTGACAAATCAAACTCCATAGTTTGAAACTTATCAATGTCAAAACCAGTTCTTTGTAACAGTGCAATCAATTGACTTGGTCCAAGTATACTATAATGATTTAAATTCCATTCATGTTTACGTTCACAATCTGGTGCTGGAACTTCAATATATATTTTACTATCTTGTTTAAGAATACGATTGTATTCCATTAATGTTATGATTGGATATGGACTATGTTCTAATGTATGACGTAAGAAAATGAAATCAACACTGTTATCATCATAACCTTTACTTTGAGGTAAAAAACTAAAGTCATGTTTTTCTACAGTATGACCTTTACTCATACAAAGATCAACATCTTCATCACTTAGTGTTATACCAACAACATTTTTATACTTACGTTTTTTCATTTCATCCAAGAAGTATCCTGGACCACATCCAAGATCAAGAATCTTTGCAGTTTTATTTAACTTAAGAGGATCAATGTAATCTTTAACAACTTTAGCGGTTAATTCTTTATGAAAACCACTATTACCTTCGGCATAGATATGATTTTGATAAAGCCAATCTACATAAAATCTTAGTTTAATTACATCTATAGTTGCTGCAGCATCAATCATTATAATCCTTCAATTAGTAAGATATTTATAATGACTGATGTGTGTGTATTATTTTCTTAGTAGTGGTGGACGACCATTTCTGGCTATTTTCCAACCAAGTTTGGCAGCATTTTTTTTCATAGTATCTGGATGAATATCTACTGTTAATGCGGTCTTGAATCTAGGATCATTCTTTTCACTTTCACTAGGAATGTAACCGCTTGCTTCTTTTAATGCCGCTTTTCTCATGTAATGATTACGCAACTCTAAATCTTTTCTGGTGGCTTTTCTGATCAGATTCAAGTATTTGTTTACAGGAACTTCTATTATTTTCATCGGCTCAATTGCGGTGACTTCAGGCACTGAATGAAACTCTCTGCTATTCCCACCTTGCACGAACTGCGGTTTCCCATCGGGATCATACATCGGCACTTTATGCAGATATACCTTTTCGCCTTTTCGTATGTTGCCACTAAACAAAACCATCTGCGGATCATTGGGGAACATTCCGGTATCTGAACCAGAAGTAGTAAGTCCCATTGCTATAGCAACTTTTGGATCGGTAGTAGCATAGATAGCATTTTGATTGCTACCAGCGGCTCCTCCTGTATCTTTTGCTTGACGAGGAATTAAAACTTCATTTCTATGTCTGGATCCGTGCCATAGATAAGTGTTCTTTGAATGTTTGACATCTTCTGCCACATTAAATGTTGGATCTGTTTTTTGACGAGGCATATTTTTAGGCTGATCAGGGTCTATAGGATCAATATCAGTTGTTTCAAGTCCTAGTCTCTTTAAGGCATTTATATAATTGTGTTCTTCTTCTTCGCTTCCAAATGCCATTATGGTACTTGGAGGACCTTTTCCAAAAATACTTGGATCTACTTTATCTAAGTTACTAATGTTTGTTCCTAGTTTATACCAATCGTATAAATCACTAACATCTACTCTAACTGTACCTTTGGGCATAGTAGGCTTAGATTCAGGACCAGGAGGTACATCATTTGGATGCCAATCTTCATCTAAACTTAATTGGATACTATATAATCTGTTACGATGATTATATAACTTGTCAATGATTCCGTTAGTACGTAAGATTTTAAATGCAATGTTTTCTGGTCCAAATTCACCATGTTTATCTAACCCAGCCTGACGATAACGTTTAATAGTACTAAGTACTTTGTCAATTTGATCTATATTATTACTTCTATTAGCAATTTCAGCCATTTGAACTAATTTAGTTACTTTATTTTTTACTGAATTTTGATCTATTGATGCACGTTGTTTTCTTGGAAATTTAATCCACTTATCATTAAGTATACTATATTCACCTAAACTTTTTACTGGTTGATTTTTATCTTGAACATATAATTCTACATCATAACCACGAATTTTAATATCATGATCAGCGTTAAATAGATTTTTCTTGGCAGTAAATAATTCTCTATATATATCATCATTATTAATCTTGTTCATATCTACTAAAATATGTAGATCAATATCACTATGATCAGTATAGGTATAAGCAGCATTACTACCACTTAGTGTAATATCATCAATATCTAGATTATTAATTCCCAAATAGTCAATGAATTCATTTGCTATTTCTAACAATTTTTCTCTAACATCAGATGCCATACGTTCATCATTAAATAACATTGGATTTAATTCTGTGCGAAATTTAATTGCATCACTTAATTTGTAAGATTCTAATTCATTGATATTCATATATTCTATTGATTGTTAACTGATTTAATGATCCAAAAATCTGCGCTCATATTTGTGTTTTGAATCACTCGAAAAGGCATATAAAAATATCCCTTGTCACCCCAATTTGCACCCCAACTATTTCTTGCTATAAAATAATTATTAGTTTTATCATAGCCTACTAATAATACGGCATGACCACCTAATAAGTATTCTTTACTTATGTTAGGATATGGCATTATACCAGTTTTTGCCACCGCTTGTGTTTGAAAACTACTATATACATAAAATCCAATAGTTACAGGAAATCCATTTGTAAGAGCATTAATACAAGCATCAAAGTTCAATGCTCGTTCATATAATGTAACTTTTCTCTTAACACCATCATTAATAGCTTGTTGAGTTGGCTTGATTTTAAATTTACTAATATTATATGGCCACAATTTTTCTTGTGGAGCTCCATAATTATAGGCTGCCTTGATTGCAGTTCTGATATAGGCACCACTATCGTAATTAATCGTTCCCTCTAATAATCTTGTATAGTAGTATATATACAATCTACTAACATCAATCCAATTATTATTTTTCTTATCTAAGTATTCAATAGCACCAGCAATTGCATTACCAGTACAACTACCTAATCTACCCTGTTGTTCAATAGGAGAACAATATGGTCTTAAATCTACTTTATTCACTGATTGTGTTGATACAACTTGATATTTATAATCTCTAGCGTCAAACTTATCTGGTACCCAATTATATCTAGGAATTTTGAATAATTTAGGTTCTATTCTAACAGATTCTTTATAGTTAGGATTGTATTGTTTATTTAATTGTGGATCTTGTGTAACATCAATACGTTGTGGCAATACTATTTTTGTCATGATAAGTTCCTGATAACATTAATATTTATCAGAAAATGATAAGGGAGAGCGAACTCTCCCCATTTTTACTTAGATTTTACTTTTTTAATTGATTTTTCATTACTAGTATCAATCAATTGAGCTTTACCAGATTTGACCATGATATCCATATATTGTGGTCCAATACTATCTAATAGTAATTGTTGATTTTCCATACAGTACATATATGATCCAGTATGACGTAACAGAATACGTTTATCTACCCAAATCTTACCACCAACATCACGCCAATTTTCACAAGCAGTCCAATCTTCACTATAATATCTTCCCTGACGAACTGCAGTATCCCAATATGTACGTAAATATTGATCATAAACTGGATCTAATCCAATATCATTCTTATATGATTTGACAGCTGGATGAGTGGCTAACTTAGAGAATACATCACGTTTAGTCAATAAGAAACCTGTACCGGCCTTACTAACTTCTTGAAGACCATTCTCTCCAGTTTCTGCTCCATCAAACCCATTGACTACCCATTTAATTGGCATTGATTTCATTGGATATAATCCACCAATCATATCTTTATTATGATTAAGTAATGCTAATAAATGCCATGCTTCCCAACCAATATCAGCATCAATAAACATCAAATGAGTTGATTCTTTCTGATGTAAAAATTTAGCAGTCAATGTATTTCTCGCACGACTAATTAACGATTCATTGACCATGGTTTCAATTGTCCAATCAATTCCCATTTGTCTAGTTGCATTGCTAAATTTAATGAAACTCATAAATGTTGATTCAGTTAACATACCACCATAACATGGCATTGCAATATGACAACGAGTTGTTTTTAGAAATTCAGTATCAATTTGAATTTGAATTTGACCTGGTTTTAATGTTGCTTTTCCATCTTTCTTAACATCTACAGATTTTTCATTTGGTTTTGGTGCTAATCCTCCAGCTCTAGCTTCTTGTGGAGCTTTGTCTGCCATCTCTAGTACAGCATCAACTGGGATTTCTTTCTTTGATTTTTTGGGAGTTTTTGGTATAATAATCGCTGGAGATTCAACTGATTTATTAGCTGACATTTTACCAGATTTTTTTGATTTTAATTCTTCTGTGAGATTAACTTCTTTTTGTTTACGTGCCATATAATATCCTGTAAGATACTATTATTTACAGATTATTATAACAGTCAAAAAATTAATTTTCGTCCAAATAGTCGTTATTTATCTCTATTGACTCAGAAGATTCTACTACTGTTTGTTTTAATGACTTATATCCTTCTTTGATCAATTTCAATAAACGTATTTTTTGTTCTGGTGTAGCAGATTCTAACATAGTTCTGCTTTGTTGAATTAGTTTCAATAGTTGATCTTGTGTCATGTTAATAACTCGCCGCTACTAATGATATTGCACCTTGAGTCCAATTTCTAACTGTTGCTCTAAGCCATACATAATTACCAACTAAGTTATTAAATCCTTGTTGAACGTTTAGAGTTCCTGGTGTTACATCTAATTGATATACAGTAAACCAATCACTATCTAATGTTGGATCAGTAGCAATACTGGCTTGAATATATATATTACCAATAAAAACTGGATTACTTTGTTGATTATTACCTTGTGGTACTTGACCTAAATTCCAACTAATAGTTTGAAGATCACGATTGGCCAAAATATATGCAGCTGCCTGTTGTTTTGTTCCGTCTATAGAAATACTAACACCTGGTGGTCCAGGATATGCAGTTTGTGGAAGTAAAACAACTGTTGTTCCTTGCGCCATTACGCTTTCTCCACCTCAACAATAACCGAATCACCTACTAACTCTTGAACAACTTGCTCAAGTGCGGTGATCACCTCTTCAGATGCGATATCGCATAAACTTTCAGCGTCAACTGTTCCAGATTTGATCAGTTTACTTACTTTGATTACAATAATTTCTTCGTGAATTTGTGCCATGATATATGCTCCATTATAGAGTATTTATCTTTTTTGTATTGTACAGACTTTTCTAATCAAATTATCAAATTTTAAAGATAATAACGTTATCAATGATTCTTGATCAAAATCAAAAAAGTAATTATCCCATGAATACATAAGATTATAATTTTGCATACCAGAAAAATGTTGAGTTGATGTTTTACCAGTAACCCATTTTATCATTGATGGAGACATTGTTATATCATAACGACTTAGATAATCATATAATTTTTCTCGTTCTTCTGTAGTATATATCTTACTCTTCATATAAATTCTGAATTTTCGTTTAGGTTCTTTTTGATATACTACTCCTCTTTCGTAATTCGTCATTGGTTCTGAATAATTATAACTTATGATAGTATCATCTTTAGAATATTTAAGTTCTGTTAATAATAGTTCAAATACAGTAAAATCATTAGCATAAATTGTGATCTTGTTTTCACCAAATCTTAATTTAAAATCAAGATTTTTCTCAATTATTGATGATCTCCATACTATTAAATTTTCTATTGGTTTTAACAAATTAGTATCAGATACTATTGAATTTATATCATTATAATACATTCTATTAATATAATATTCATCTACTTTCTGAGAATATTCATATATGGATTTTGTTGTTCTAAAAAAATGAATACCTTTAATCCAAATTGACATTTTATACTTGAATTTATCATGATAAAATGTCAATTGAGCAGAATCTAATTTGAAATCTGATTCAGTTATCATTATTCTAGTCTAATGATACCATCCGTACCAACAGTAGCCATGGTTTCTGATAACTTAACTGTAATGTCAAATACAACCTGATCATTAACATAATCAGCAACTATATTAGAATTATTAACTTTCTCAAATAAGATTTTCTTACTTAAAGGTACACGAATAAGTTCATCAATCTTACGGGCAAGTGGTCTGGCACCCATTTTAGGATCATATCCAATCTTTGCCAAATGATCAATTAACTCTTCAGTTAATGTCATATTAATATTATGTTGATCAGTCAATTGAGTTTTCAATTCATTAACAAACTTAACTACAATCTTTTTAATTGCCAATGTATCAAGTTTAGTAAACTTACAAATCATATCAATACGATTACGTAATTCTGGTTTGAAGAATTCTTTTAATGCCTTATCATCTTCACCAGATTTATCTTGATCGCCAAAACCAATATTATTACGTTCACTATCAGCCGATCCTAAATTACTGGTCATGATGACAATAGTATTTTTTGCGTTAACTGTCTTACCATTAGTACCAGTAATACGACCTTCATCTAATAATTGTAAGAACAAGTTATATACATCTGGATGTGCTTTTTCAACTTCATCAAACAATAAAATTGAATATGGATTTTTACTTAAATCATTGATGATTTTACCACCACCAAGATTACCTTCACCGTATCCTACATATCCTGGTGGGGCTCCAATCAATGCGGCTACACTATGTTTCTCTTGATATTCACTCATATCATATTTAAGTAGTGGCATATTAAGATTCTCACTTAATAAACGAGCCAATTCTGTTTTACCAGTACCAGTTGGTCCCAAGAATAAGAAACTTGCCATAGGTTTTTTCTCATTAGCAATACCAGCATAACTAACATATACACGTTCAAGTACATTATTCAATGCTTTATCTTGACCATAAAGTTTAGTTTTGATATTACTTTCAAGATTAATCATTCTATCACTAACATCAGTACTGATTTTATCTTGAGGTATTCCACACATTTTGGTTACTTGTTCACGAATTTCAACATCAGTAACTTTATTATTTGCTAGTGCCAATACTCGTTCTTTTGCACAAGCGGCATCCAATAAATCAATTGACTTATCAGGATTCTTACGATCATGTACATAACGATTACTTAATTCAACTGCTGCCTTGATAGCACTAGGTTTAATTTCAACTTTATGAAAATCACTCAATCGTTCTGATAGACCAGTTAGAATTTTCTCTGTAGTTTCCAGATCAGGTTCATCAATACTGACACGATAAAAACGACGCATCAATGCACGATCTTTCTCAAATGATTCGTAATATTCTTCCCATGTAGTACTAGCAATAATCTTTAGTGTACCTTTTGTAATAGCTGGTTTAAACATATTAGCAAAGTCAAGACTACTATTACTACCACTACCAGCACCTTTCATTGTATGTGCTTCATCAATGAATAAAATTACATTCTTTTTAGAAGTTAATGCATCAATAACATTTTTAACTTTCTCTTCAAAGTCACCACGATACTTACTACCAGCCAACAATGAACCAATTTCTAATGAATATAATTCATGATCTTTCAAGAAATCAGGTACATTGTTTTCAATAATACGACTAGCTAACCCTTCTGCAATTGCAGTTTTACCAGTTCCTGGATCCCCAACCATTAATACATTAGCCTTGAATCGTTTAGCCAAGATCATAATAATATCTTCAATCTCTTGTTCACGACCAATTACTGGTTCAATTTTATTTTGACGAGCCAAATCTGTCAAATTAATTGTAAATTCTTCCAAAATTTCAGTTGCTTGATCATCACTTAATTTTGAAGAAGATTTATCATGTTTATAATTCTTTTGCCAAAATGTCACAAATTCATTTCGTGTTACACCCCATTTCAATAAGAAATATTGTGCATGACTATTAGATTCTTGAAAGATACTTAAATACAAATCAATGATTTCAATTTGACGACGACCAGTAAACAATACTTGTGTTACAGCGCGACTAAACATTCGCTCTAATGCATTTGTTTTGCGTGGTTGTAATGGTTCAGTTGAATTAGTTTTAACTAATGATGTTAATCCATCTAAATAATCGGATACATCTTTAGTCATCATTTCAGTATCAACCCCAAACTT